GATTGAGGTAGTTGAGGACCGAAAATGTTTATGTTTTCGTATGGACTCATGCAAAAAGTGTATCATGAACTTCAATCGATTTTAAATTTCTTTTGAATCCACTTGATTCCAGCATAAATCGACAACCCATACACCGCAAATAGCGATAGGGATCCAAAAACAATCAAGTAATCTGATGGATATAGGTAAATTAAGCCAAATAAACCATCAACTACTGCTTCTGCATCGCCTGTGGGTGGCAAATTAATGGTTTCTTGCATAGAAACTCCAGTTTTTCTTCAGAATATCAAGCCATTGGTCCATAGAAAGCACTGCTACGCTCTCATTATCACGCTCAAACTCAGGATTTATGGCATATATGGGCACAACAACCCTAGTTGGCACATGATTAAACTTGAAAATGAGCACTGGGATGTCGTTTTGAGCTGATTCACACACTTGGTCCCACCAATCTTTCTTATACCAGTTGCCTTTCTTGTAATGTTTACACTCAATCGCATGATTTGGTATGGCAATATCACACATACCTTTCTCTTGATATTGATCGAGATTGCGTTTGCATGAAATATCAAAATTATTTTGCAAAAAAAATTCGTTTAGGATTCCTACGACCTTTCTCTCGTAACTTGCGCCTTTGGTTCTACTGTTAATCATGTCTGGGTAATCATAATCGCAATAGGGTTCCTTTGTAAAATTTTATACATAATTTTTCCATGAAAAAAAATGGTGATTTTCTGTACCTAACTTAGCTATAGCTATAGCTATATGCGAGCTGTGGTTTTTGGGGGGGTGAGGGGTAACTTTAATCTAATACAGGTAAAACAGCGAACCCATAGGGTTCCTAGAAACCACATAAAAAACCTTTTGCCTAGCTCTGCTCAGGGATGTGCACATAGTTACACAGAGATATACACATGAATACACTCGTAAGTTATTGATTTTGCTAGATTTTTTTTAAAAAAGTCGATTTTTCCCAGATTTTGGGACCGCGGAGAAGGCGAGGGCGATTGCTAAGTTTATTTCTTATAAATCTTTTATCGAGTAAGTCTCAACATCAGCACCAAATAGTTTGCTCAATCTGTTCTTGATATCATCCTGATTCATGTTCTCAATGTTAGCATTGATGTTGATGTTCTGGGATCTATTCACTGATAATCCACCCAGCTGATTGAGTTCTTTTATAGCTGAAACTGATGCGTTAAATTGTCCAGCTTCAAATGCATCTTCCGCAATCTTCCACAACATCGTTCCAGTCTTTGCTGGTGTGATTGCATACTTCTCAGCCAGCTCATCCTGTTTTATTTTGATTGCTTTGGTTACATTAGGAAAGTCTTTTCCATTTAGCATCTTGTTTGCTGACACTGCTGGGAACTCGTAGCCAGCTCTCCTTGCTGATTCTGTTTGTGAACATGCTCCTTCAGTGTAATACCAAACGAAAGCTGACTGCATTTTTGTCAATCCATGTTCTTTGTCAGCTTCAAACTGATCAGGAACATTCACTAAACTTTTCTTATCTTTCTTCTTAGCCATTACATCCTTCTCTTAATCTCGTAATAAAATGGATTTGGACACTTGAACTCGTAATAGTTTTTCTGCTTATCCAAACCAACGATTCGTTTGTTATTAATCCTCTTTATCTTACTCAATGGTATTGTCATATAGTGTTTACCATTAGGAAATAGTTTATCACCTTCTAGGAAAATAGTTATGTGATATTCTCTCACAAATAGTTTCCTGTAAATTAGCCTAAAGAATCTTACGATCTGTGCTCTCATAATTTTAATATACTTTATCATCTTCTCTCCCAGAGTGTTCCTTTTCGCCACTCATCATTCGATATAACTTTCTTTTCTTTTGGGTATAATTTAGCAAACTTTCTTGCGCTTTCCATTGGTGAAAGTATCTTATCATTGAACAACTCTCTCTCGATGTCATTCAGCTCTTTCCATATCCTATAATTTTCCATTCTTGTCTTGTCATTATCATATACGAATTTTTCCATTGCATCTCCTATCTATTAAAACCATCAGTGTATAAGTGTGTCGTGTGTGGCATGTTCCTATATATGTATTTTATAACCTATATAAATACCACTTATGCTGTTTATACCATATAAATATCTTCTAATAAAAGAATATACCTAACACTACCTATAGCATAAAAGCCTTATAAATCAATAATATGACCACAGTGTACTTACAGTGTGTCTTCAAGCATGACACACTCATAAATCCAAAAATTGTTGTGCTGTTCTATCATCATCTTTGCACCATTTTGGATCGTAAGATTTTTTATCCTTCCCAATGTATTCATGAGAATAGCAAATTCTTTTTGTTTCTAATGCCATGTGATGCCAAACCTCGCTCTTTGGTCTTTTTTGACTTTTACTTCTATCTTTCAAATTTGTGGCTGTTGCTCTCCACAAGTCAGATTTTTGTCTATACTCACCCATCCTAATGTGAGATGTTTTTGAGAAATACCTATAACCTTCTTCAATATGCATATCGGCAATCTTGTCTGACAATCTAGTGCCAATACCAAAACCTTGAAAATCTGGTAAAACAACTGTTCTACATTCACGATATTTATTTCTATTATCACCATCGTATAGTGGTGGTATTTTTCCAGGTAGAGATATCGATGAGGAAAATCCAACAATAACATCATCCCATGTTGCTAAATAACAACGCACAATAGGTGGTATTTCTGAAGTCAAATAGTGATGTTTTGCAAACATTCCCCAATAATCCTTCGTGCATTGGTAGATTTTAATTTGAATTTCTGGTCTACAAAGACACCCCCTAGAGATATCTAGGGTATCAGTATCAAACACCCAATCTGGTTGTAACCATTCGATAATATCGTAATGGCAAGTTGCTAAAATGATGTTTTTTAATTTTTTCTTTTTTACATATTTTGATAATGCGGTTGAACAGGATTTAGCTACATCACGATTAACTACTGATGTAAACTCATCAATTACGCAATTACTCTTTAATCTTCTAGCTAAATCAGCTCTGAATCCTTCACCATTGGATAAAACATGTCTCGGTTTTGCCCAAGTTGGAACAGTATTTAATCCAACTGCACTTAATTTTTCTATCGCATCCTCTACACTATCGAAATGAGAAGCAACCGATTGATCTGGATTCCATTGCAATTCTTCTTCTGCACCAAATTGTTTTAATATGCTAGTCTTACCACTACCACTACTTCCACATATCAAACCAATACTAAAATCTTTTGGTAACTCAGGTATCAATGGAACATCAAAGGTGGTTACTCCATCAAAATCATAATCGAATTTTTTATATATGATTTCATCAATTTCTGTCATTAACACTTCTGATTTCAAAGTTTTTTTTGAGTTTGCGTATTTAAAAATGTCTTTTTGCTTCATACTCAATCTCCATATGAGTTACCAAAACTCAGTGTGTCATCCTGTGCTTTTGTATAACTGAGATCATATACCTTCTTGCCATTGGACCTTCGTGGCTCTACTCCTCTCTCATGCAATACTCTGCTTGCATCTTTGAAGTCTGGCATCCTTGGGTTACTTATACCCAGATCTCTCAATAACTTCGTCATTTGCACTGGCGATGTATGCTTCGCATCAAAGTCTACATGCTCCAGTAGCAGATCTTCCACACTAGACTGGGTTCTATACCCTTCGTTGCTCTCCTGTAGAAGCTCTCGCTCATCAGGAGCCAAGAACCAATTTTTCTGTCCAGCGACATACAGTGTCTCTTTCACCTCTGCCCAGACTTGTTGCATGTCTAAGCCATGATTGAAGTTGATTGCTTTTGTAGACACAACCCAGAATCTTCGATTACCAGTGTTGTCTGTTAGAAACTCTCTGCCATTCACTGATGCAAAGAACGCTGTGCGCCTTTGATATGTAGTAAATGCCCTATCGTATGGCAATCTAAGCTCATCAGTCTTGGCTGTTACAAATGCTTTCAGCTGATCGATGTCTGACTTCTTAAATGTCGATTCGATCTCACCCAGCTCCACAATCCAATGACTGACTGCTCGCTTCACGCTATCTTTGTCACTGGGGTTCA